AATGTCGCGCTGTTGCCAGATGAATTTGTCCCCACGGTGTGAGTGCCAGATAAAGAGGTTGCAATCGGATTAGAGACAGCACACGAAACAGAAGCATTTGTTATGGTGCCGGTGGCAGCAGATACAATGAGAGAATTAGCCGTGTTTGCTGTTATATCAATCGTGGTGTGAATACCATAAGCACAAGTATTTGCTACCCAATCCCAGTCGATATCTCCTAAACAACCAAGTAAAGTGCAGTTCGTAGATTGTAAGGTTGAGGCACCGGTAAATATGAACTTGGCAACAGTACCGCCCGCTGGAAAGCCTTGCACGCTATGAAGTCTGCAAGATATTGCTCTATAGGCATATACGCTGGCGTGTGAGCAAGCAAATATATCGACATCGAGCATAAAAACATCTCGAATGCCGCCAGTTGTTTGTGTGCCGTCTAGGTGAACACCATCGTACCAGAGTCCAGTAGACACATTTTCCGTTATATTAATATTCTGTAGGAACGTGTAGTCACCATCCGTTGCACCACCGCCGCTGGACTCACCTATTTTAATAGCTGCACCACGGGCCGTAGTGGCAGATGCTAAGACACCTAAGTCTCTCAAACCACCACCTTTCCCAGTAGTGAACTCTAGAAATCCTTCTGTATTTGAAGCGGGATTATAATTACACAAGAAATTAGTAGAAGAGTTGCCTTCTCCCAACAAAATTAACCCACCTAAATCGCTTGGCTTACTGTCAAATTGGTACTTACCATTAGGAAAGTATAGGATAATCTCCCCCAAAGAGCGGGCCGCAGCTACCATAGTATTAAATGCGGATGTAATATCGCCAGAGGCAGGAGTAACACTATAATCAGCCGCGTAAAGCCCGCTCCCCGGTCCTGCGCCAATAATGGTACGCGATTCCTCGGCATCTAAAGCTGCGATATTGCCTGATGATTTTCTGCCTAAGAGCCTAGAGGCCGCAATCGTCAGGGGGAGCGGCGTGTTGTCTGCATTGGCGGATAGGACTGTATTTGCGTTGTAGTCAGTCTCCATGACCGCGCCAGCGGAATTTACGTTGGTCGCGTCCGTCACGTCAGCCGAAGCCTCGATGCCATCCAGTTTACTGCCGTCTGTAGATAAATCCCGTCCGTCGATTGTTCCGGTGGCGACAACCGAACCAGTTAGGGTTGGCGCGGTCAGCGTTTTATTTGTCAGCGTTTGCGAGCCGGTCAGCGTGGCAACAGTGCTATCGATTGCAGCCGTTACCGTGTTTCCGCTGCCAACCGTATCGATTCCCGTTCCACCTGCCAGCGTTAAGGACTCTGCATCCAAATCGATTGACAAGGCCCCGCCGCTATCGGCTTGAAAATCGAGGTCGCTCGCGGTGACTTGTGCGTCTACATAAGTCTTGATCGACTTTGCGCTTGCAAACGTGTCATCGCTGCCGCTGACACTCGACAAATCAGTGTCGATGTCGCTGGTTTTAATTTTCTCGTAGGCGATGCTGTTATCGACAGGTACATAAGTGCTTGCCGCCGTACCGAATACCACCTCTATCGCGACGCTGCTCGGCGGCGCGGTGGAGAAAGTCAGCGTGGCCCCGGTCAGTGAATAATTTGATTTCGACTGGTAGACGCCGTCCAGGTATATCTGGGTGTTAGCTTCCTGCCCTGGTTCAGCCGCCAGCGTATAGGAGGTTGTCGAGCCATTCCCGGTCGCGGTGAAGATCTGATAATTCGTAAACGCCTGTAACGTCGCCAAGCTAAGACTATCGACGGCGGTCGTCGTCACGTTGCCGCTTGAGTCAAACGACATGATGCGGCTGGCGCGCGCCGTACTGGCTGGCAACATCAGAGTGTTCGTGTCAGCGGTATCGCCGTCAGACAGTCTTAGCGACCTGTCGGTTATGTCCTTCAGTTGCTGGGTCTGCATGGTCAGCGTGTCGAACTGTTGCTCGACAAGAGCGGACGGGAACGGGTCGTTCTCGACTAGGTCGAGCCCTTGGGTGTATTGCGCCTCGCGTATAACGACCAGCGTCTCACCCGAGGCGGGAGCCGTCACCATCGTCACCGTGCCGCCAGCCGCCACCCCGGCCCCGGTGACCGTGTAGTGCGTGGTTATGGTCTGGGTGGTCTCGATGCCCGTGCTGTCAACAACCAGGATGACCTTCAGATCATCATCCGCGAAGAACAGATACGGGAAGCTGAACGCGGTCGTGCTGCCATTACCAGCGGTACTCGTTCGGTTGGCTGTTGAACTAATCGTCATAATTCAAATCCCTTCTCGGGGTGGTAACATACCATGTGTTAGACATTATGGCGCGAGTATCTTCTCATCAATGGTGTAGGAGGAATATCCCAACATCCCAGCTATCCCGGCTTTTACCGTCTCGTCGTCACCCCTGGCGGCACCTTTCATAACCCGTATTACTCCGCGCATTTCATTGATGAGGGTCAGGATCGGCACACCCGTCAGAGCGCCACCCGCCTTGAGCATACGGTCAATCGCTTTGGTTCCCTCGACAAAGTCTTCCCAGGCAACACCGTTCTCCGCGAAATCGTCAATGGCGAGTAGGAAGTCAGTAAAGAAGCCAAGGGGGTGACGGCTCTCTAAATCGAACAAACCTCCTTCCCCCTCGAACATATACCGGAAGGCGCTGTCGGCCAGATCACCAAAAATAAATATACCGTTGAGCGTCCCCAACAATGAAGCCCGTAATTGATCTTCGCTATGCCAGGAAAACCCGTTGGCTATAAGTTGTATTACGCCGGGGATGATGGCGTGTAAGATGATAATGCGCTTGGCAAACTCTCTATTGTCGATACGCCCTGCGCTTTTGTCTACGATTGCGTTGTATTCGGCACGGGTTAATGCGTTGGCTGAAGACATAAACTGTGTCATCACCCGGATTAGGCTACTCGTCCGTTGCAATTCTGACATCTGGTCAACGTCGGTGGATTGTTGGGTACGAACGGTCAGGCGTTCAACATCCCGTAATGCGGCTTTTTTATCGCCACCATTTTGTTTCAACTTGGCGAGGTAGTGGGCGTAACCGCCGATAGCGATAGCGCCTTTGTCACCAAACTTAATTGGTATCATCAAGATAGCGGCGAGTCTCGGGTTATTACCCACCACGTTAAAAAAGGATTTATCAGCTAAAAGCGCCTGATAATCGTGGTCGATGTTGATGCCGCGTTTTCTGAACAATTCGCTCTCATTCAAAAGACGCAATGCCTTCCTGGGATTGGCGAAGAATTTCACGATACCCTTTGAAAATTCAAAGGCGCTTACGTCTTCTGCGTATGCCGCGAATGACGCCAACTGCTTCAGACCAATTTGCGGTTTTGCGCCAAGCTGTGCGAATGAGAAATTCCGCATAAGGGTCTGGAAAATCTTTTCACCGGCTATGGAATTTTGCACTCCACGTTTAGAAAAATGATCCAGATCGGTATTGATAGTTTGCAAAAGGTCTTTGCCAAAGACACGAAGAATACGGGTCTGCACTTCCTTGTCGCCGACAACATGGTTCAACTCCTGGACCTTTTCAGCGTAAGCAATAAAATATTCCATCTCACTGATGTGTGAATGAAGGACCGTCAGGTCGCCAATGGCTCTAATAGCACGGATGTTAGGCTTACGACTTTTCAAACTACCCGGCGCAACACCACCGCGATAGATGATTCCCTTCATAAACTCGTCCCGGGTCTTGTCTGCGAACTCCCGCTTGACGGGGCTGTAAAATTCGATCTTGGGCAGATTAAAACCGTGGACGCGCCGGTAAACCTCGTTGATGCGCTGGTAATACTCTTCGTAAAACTCCAACTGCGCGTCTACCAACCGCCAATCTTGTTCGCTCATCTGGTCTTCCAGCGCCGTAATAATTTCTTCCGTATAGGCGTTGCCTTTCTCTGCCAAGAAACTCTCGCGGAGTGTAGGGTCTTTTAATTCCATGACCCGTTTGCGTAATTCAGCGCGGGTCTCAACGTCGAGTAATCGGGTCACACCGTCAGAGTGTGTAAACTGACCCATGTTAAGCAGTTCGGTTTCGTCAGCCACCAACTTCTTCCACGCGGCACGTTCGGACGTTGTGTTCAACGCGGCCAGAATAAGTTCAGTAAAGCGTTTAACCGCGCTCTCTTTGCCCCGGTCATAGGCACGGCTCTCATCAAATAAGGTCAGTCGGTCCACCAAGGTATCGACGCGCTCTTTGTCGGACGAACGCATGACCCGTTTAATCTTGTTCCACCAAGCGGCGCTCATCCCCATAAAGGTTTTGACTTCAATGGCCGCTAACAATTCCCGTCCACGGCGTTGCGCGTCCGTCTCGCCTACGCGCTCATCGCCTATCAATTCAAGGAACTCTTTACGGAGCGCGGCGCTGGTTTCTAGTTTTCCTAATATGTAAGCCTTACGAATACCCTTACCAAGTTCACGCAAAGCCACTACCGTTTCCAGTAGTTGTTCAAGTTCAACAAGATTCGTTGTAGCGGCATCAGACCGTAACGCCAAAACCCGGTTTTCCAGTGCCTCAATCGGTGTTGGTATTTCCATAGTCCCGGCTTCAGCGCGGGCTTCTAACCTCTCCTGTGCTACTTCGGGGGTTAGGTTAAACGCATTACGAACAGTGTCCAAAACGGCTTGAACCTCCGGGCCAAACTTCCCCTTATTACGTTTAACCTTGGAGGTCTTGACGGCTTTTTTCAGTTTTCTCATAAGGGTTTTACGCCGGGATTTCTCAACCAGTTTGTTAATCCGGTTTTGTATCTTGGGTAGCGCCCTCTGAAGTTGTTCCGCATTAGTGATATTACGGATGATGTTCAAAAACTTGCCCTTGTCTGCCTCGTCCAGATTAGACTTATTAATGGCGTCAATCGCCGCTTTCTGTGCGGCAGCAACATCGGTCTTCGCCAGACGAATACCCTCGCGCACGCCCTTCTGCAAAGCCCGCTCCCTGGCTTGAGCGATACGTCGCTCGGCCCTTATAAGTTCCGCGCCTTTTAATTTGATCGGTTTATCCGTTGCCTTCAACGCCTCTCGGGTCTTCGCCAGCATAGTATCAGAGGTTAGGAGATTGGCGCGTTCCTCGTCCAATATCTCACGTTTCTTCAAGAGCGAGTTGACCCGGTTGTATAGACGCTTCGTTGATGTACCAGCTTTCTCCGCAAGGCTGATGCTCTCCATAGTGTCGTCAACGCGCTGATCGATGGTCTTTACCACCTCGTCAAGCTCCCTGATGCGCCCGCGTGCGACCTTACGAAGCGCGGCGGCTTCACCCCTGTCAGCAGCCTTACTATGCGCCGTCTCTTGTTTCTTATAAAAGTCGGTGCGCCGCTGGCTCTCTGCCGCGATAAGTTCTGCGTCTTCCGCGACAATGGTGCCGTTGTCGGCTATCTCAATACCGGCCTGTCTCAATTCCCCCTTCTCTGTCTCGTTCAGAGTGCCGACATCGTAGGTCTTCAGGTCTTCCGACACAGGGGCCTTGCGGAGTTTGGCGGTAATACTGTCCGCCGTTTCGTTCGTGAGGTCTTTGACCTTTTCCTGTTTGGTGTTCGGACGGGCGGCTCTTTCTATACGCCCCTGAACAACATCCGTGGCATATCTTGGTACCGAGAAACCAGTAGCAATCAACGGGGTCGCCTTCAACGCCTCGATGGTGGCGTGGGCTACTCTGTCAAGCGCATCGTCGGCACTGATGCGTTTAAACTCTCTATCAGAGGTTGCCTTGACGATTTCACCAGCCGCAATCTTGATGGCTTCCTGTGTACCTTCCGTGATGCTTTCGACAACCATGATGGCGGATATGTTGAGAATGAGTTTCCTGAACGCCGTTTTGCCGGTCGGTATTTTGAGAGACTTCAGCGCCTTGTCGCCCAGCTTGGCGATAACATTCTTACTGCCTGGGACCAGACGAAAAAGCAACGTCATCGGCACAACCTCAAGCCCTGCCGATAGCGCCCCCGCCATGACCGCACCTATTCGCGCCGCCGTCGGGTGAACCCGTTTCCCGTTGTTGTCCTTGAACTCACTTATTTCTGCAAAACTCTCGCCCGTCTCAAGGACGAACGCGGCCTCGATTGTGCCGGTCAAAGCACCAGCACCAAGCCCGCTAAAAAATCCCGGCACCACTCCTATACCAGCAAAGGCTAAACCAACTGTACCAAAGGTAATTGCGCCTTGTGCGCCACGGATAGCGGCCTGTCCAAAAATCTCTTTCAGGACCGGCAACTGTTGGGCTGTCGCCCTGAAGATTTCTTCAAGGATACTCTTGGTCTTGATAGCTCCACCGCTCTGTTTACGGAGACGGGCAATCTCTGCCCTAATGCTCGGGGTGTCGTTGCCTAGGAACAATTCGTAATACAATTTACTGATCCTGGTGTCGGCGTCTCCCTTGTCCAGACCACGGCTGAATATCTGACCTATTCTGGCAATGGACCCAGGAGGCGCTTCAATGACTTCCCCGGTTCGTTCGTTCAGTATCGTTTCGTTTGGTAGACCTAGCGGGGTCGATCTACTGGGGTCAAAGATAGCAGGGGGGGACGCCACCTCTGGCGGCGCGCCTAACACAACTGACCTGTTAGGGTCAAAAACACTCGGCTGTTGTGAAAGTTCAGCCATTAATTAACGCTTTCTTTACCGGCTTCACTGCGGGGGTGACGAGGGCGTCTGAACGTGAGCAGAACCTCTGTCCCCGACAGATAGTTTATGGTGCCATCCGGCAACTGTTCGACGGCGGTAATGCGGAAATCGGTGCTGGCTTTGTTGAACATACGCGCCCGCCTTAGAGCCAGACCCTTGACCGACTTACCATCCACGATGGCGGTGTCCAAGGTTTCCTCAAGGATTTTAGGTGCGTGGCCTTCGGCTATGGCTATGCGTAGACTTCCGAACTCGGCAGGGTCCAGCACGTTGTTAATACCAACGGAGTAGGCAAGGTCGAGGACAGCGGCTTGTACTGGGGGGCTGAGTACGTCGAACCCCTGCATATTGTCATGCAGCGCCACGCTGTCTTCGCGGACAGCCTCATTACGGGCTTGCTCATCTGTCAGCGGACGCCCTTTCCTCCGTTCGATCTCCAATTTCCGGGCTTCGGTTATGCCACCTTCGCCTGTCGGGATGCCGGTCAAGTTATCGCCCGTGCCTTCATTGACCAGGAGATCAGCTTGGACGAGGGAGATGGCCTGTTCTGAAGGTATGACCTGTCTCCAAGGGGGTATCCTGGTTAATGAACCCTGTTCCCGGTCTGGATCAATCAGCTCTGTTCCGGCTTGCACTTCCTCATCGACCGCCTTCGCCAACCGCTGGTGAAACTGGTCTTCGTCTTCAGCCTCACCCGGTTCCCGGTCTGGATCAATCATCACTATTCCGGCGTCCACTTCGCCCAGTCTAGGACCCGGCGCTGGGGTCGATGCGCCATCTTCACCGTCGCGCGCGCCCAAGGTAGTCAACGGGTCGATCAACACTCTACCGTCAGCGGGGTTAAGGCTCGATGATACCGGAGTAGACGGCGGGGCCAGGGCTTCCTTTTTGGTTATTTGTTCAAAGTCAACGACGTTGCCGTCTTTGTCACGGGTTACTCTGCCGTAGGTATTACTGATCCTGTCATACTCTATGCGGGTGTTACCCCCAACGCTTCTGGAACTTTTCAGGTCACGCTTACCCGGTGCCCCCGGTCGGACTTTACCGTTACTGATAATCGCGTTCGGTACGTCCGACAATCCTCTGGTTGCGGGGGTTTCTGCCTTAATGTAGTCTTTGATAGCTAAATCCGCTAAATTATTAACTCGTTCATCCCGGCTTTCCGTCTGTTCAGAACCCTGTGAGACCCCGGCGCTGTCAAGATACGCATGGAAGCGGCGGGCAACATCGACGTGCGCGGCAGCGCCAAGACTATTATCATTAATATATTCGTTTACCCGGTCCATACCTATGTTGAACGGTGTTTGATTATAAATGTCAAAGAAGTCCCACCCGTCGATACCCGCGCCAGCATCACCTATCCGTTTTTGGAGAATTTCTTCAACATTCCGGACAACGCGCCGTGCCTCACCGGATGAAACTAAACCCTCCGACACAAGGTTAGTGACATCTCTCTGAAACTTTAAGAGGTCTTCTAAAGCCGCGTCTGAAGACCGCCTACCCTTCTTTATCTTCACCCCAAGTTCAGCGTAACGGGCTAACAGGTCGGCGCTGGCCGCATTCTTTTCTTCGATAGTCCGCACGGGCCGGTCCCGGTCCATCGCTAGTTTGCGAAACATATTCCTGACATCTGGAGGAAGGCCCACGCTGGCGGCGTCCACCTCTGCAAGACTTCCCACCCCCGTCGCCAAGTCGAAAGCCGTAGCGTGAGTTTGAGCAGCCTTGGCAACCCGTTCGGCCTTACGCCGTTTAGCTGTACCATTTATGCGGGTTACTAAGTCCTTTTTAAATTGGACTAACTCATCAGGGGGGAAACCTGTGAAGCCCCCTTCCCGCAGACGTTTAAGACCTATTAAGGGTTCTACTAATGCTCCATCAAGTATTTGCTTACGAAAAACAGGTAACGCTTTCGTTACCAAATCCTGCTGTCCGTCTGCGCCAATAGTACTGTCGATTAGGGCGTCCCTAAACAACTCCAGACCTTGTTCGAGATTCAGTGTGCCTGAATATAGCTGTGCGTTAATACCCTTTTTAATCACCGAAATATCATGCAGATCACCTTTGACTATACTCTGTGCCTGGAACCGCATGGAGGTGGTTAGGTTCCCGACCCTAGCCGTGGCGATGACACCAGATAAGGCGAACTTCTGGATATCATTCATGTCTCTCGTAAGTTCACCTATGCCGTCATCGAACGCCCTTTTCGATTGTTCAAAATGACCGGGCGCGCCCACAGGCGCGGCGCTCTGCCGCAGAATCTCATCTTTCTGAAATTTAAGTTGAAACTCGGAGAACTGCGCCCTCGCTGATGTGATAGAGCGTTTGTCTTCTCTTTCTTTGAGAACCTTCCCAAAGTCTGTAATAGATGAACCAACAGCGACTATCTCTTTTCCGATACCGAAGTCATCAGCCGTCGCGCGGCGAACTTTAATTGGTCCAGCGACTTCTGTCGGGGCGTCGAATGAAGTGAATTTTGCCATTATATTGGCCCAGCACCTATACCCTTTAAGGAAAGAACGTCCCCAAATCCGGGGGTGGTAGTAACCGGCGGGACACCGGCCCCACCGAACGCCTTCGCCCCACCCATGAGGACCGTGCCAGCCGCGTCGAAGAAGCCCTTTCGCTTCGCAGCCTTACCTTTGCTGATATCAAGACGGGCGGTGTTCTCAAAACCCGTCGCCTGAACCTCACCAGCGTGGATGATGGACTGAAACGCCAACTCCTCCTCCATGGCAGTATTCTCCAACAGGTCCATCTTATCCGGGTCGTGCGCGCGATTCGTTCCGGCGCGCTTCATGGCGAGGCGTTTTTCGCGCATACCTTTCTCAAGCCCAGCCAAGCGCGCGGCGTGGGCGTTGTTATACGCGACCTGGGCGTTGAAATTGGCGGCGTTCTGCGTGTCAATGCCAGCCTGAATCTGACCAATCGCGGACATCGCAAAACCAAGAATCTTGAACACGAGGGCTGGTTCCACACCGCTCATGGTCGTATCCTGGCGTACAGCGCACAGTCCCGGCCATCCGGGCTGTAATTCCTCATCCGTTCGCACTCCATCTCAAAACCGAGCATCCTGGCCCAACGATGCGCTTCGGGGAAATCGCAATCGACGGTCATCTCAATTCGCTGGGTGTAGCAGCCATCGAGAAACCTTTTGATCACCCTGTGCCCCTTGAGAAAATTATGCGGACTCGTCTTCGAGATGAACGCCCAGGCCATCGCGCGCCCCACCCACATATGGAGGACACCCGCCGCACCGATAGGTTGCCCGTCCACCATAGCGGTATAACTCGGAAACTGCTCTAGCGCACGCCCTTGCTCCAACGTCACCCAGTTACTTAGGTGCGCTTGCATATGCTGTAGTTTTATGGCGGCTAAGTGTTCCACTTTGAAAGGTACGACCTCAAACATCAGCTTCGGTCCTGCGTCACCATCTGGGGCATAATGGCCTGGATAGTAACAGGTAGGGGGTCGGTCTGCCGGTAGAAAAAATGTTCATCGTTGCTGTACTCGCCATCCCAAACTAACTCATGGTCGCCCGTGAACAGCGGAACGGCGGTGTCCATCGAATCCCCGCCCTCACGGAGGACCAACAGGTCGAGATTGGAGGTATCCGGGCCCATAGCACCCCCCAAGGTCTGGAGGAAGCGCACGATGACGCGATGGAACCTGACGAACTTACCCTGGGAGGTGCCGTCCTGTGCGCCAACGTCATACCGTAGGGTCTCGAAATCAGACGTATAAGCAAGACCTATATGGGTAACGGCAGATGACCTATCCAAGGTAATAGAACCAGAGACAACCGTCTTGTCGGCGTGGGTCGCGCCCTCGGCCAATATCTTGACGACCTGTCCCTCAAGATGACCGAGACCAGTAATGATAGTGGACCGCTCCCTGACTACCCCGTCAGAGACGTAAGCAGTGAAGGCGCTGCTATCGACAGCGGCGCGTATGTCACCAGCACTGGTAAAAGCGGTGTAGCCCGTTCCGTTCACCCCGGATAATTCAAAAGTATCGGCGGTCTTGTTGGCTACGGTGTACCCGTTGCCGTTCAGTTCGACCATACCACCGACACCGAATATGCCGATCTCGTCGCTGTTGGATAGCCCGTGCGCGACGGCGGTAATAACTACGGGGTTCGCCGCTGTTGCGCCTGAGATGGTAGTGTTCTGCTTGGTGTTGCTGAACAACTCCATCGTGTTCGTCGCAACTTCACCTGCAATGTAGGCATTACCGTTGACCTCCGTCATGCCGTTGACCCCGGTAATTCGGACATCGTCGCCGTCATCTACACCATGAGACGCGGAGGTCACCACGGCTGGATCGGCAGCGGTAATGCCAGTTATGGTCAGCGGTACGTCCAGGCTCAAACCGCTGTCCACGAAGAAGGCGGCTTCCTGGGCATTGGTTTCTTCCCAATGTGGCTTCATGTATTCGATATACTGGCGGGTCGCCCCGTTGATGCTACGCTGAACAACCACGTAGAGTTCGTCCGCCGTCCCCGTGGTATTGGGGATAACAGCAGTACTCTTGACCTTCGCTGGTGTGGTCCCTGCATCGCTCTGACCCCCAAGGATATGACGGGACCACCCCACTACCTTCTGGTCTCGCTCGTAGGTCAGGCAGATCAGCGTCCCGTCCGTCAGGGGTATCCACAGAAGACTCTGTGGCTCCGCTTGGTAAGCCAACTCGACCATCCCCGTGCGGCTGATATGCTCCGCTACCAAGGTCAGATCGGGGGCTCTGAAACCGTCATCCTCAAAAACATAAGTTAACTCGCGGACCTTACGGAGCGCCCGCTGCACGAACAGAATCGCGCGACCGGCCCGGATAGGCTGAATGTTGGCGCTCCCATAGGCTGACGACCGCTTACTCTGGACGTTAGCGGGAGTCGTGACCCCGCCCGTATCGGACGGACGGAGCAACCACTCGCCGCCGACAGTCCCAATCAACAAACCTTTCTCGTCGTCAGCAAGCCAGCGGATGGCGTTAACCGTGTCGGCTGACAGGTTATTTGTAATGGCGTTATCATCGACCACCGTGGCATCGACCTCTGTCGGCGCGAAGTTCTCGAAGTCCCCCGTGCGGCTTAGATCGACCCGTTGCGCCTCATCGGGCGTCCCTGCGAAACAGAGCCGGTTCTGGTGGAACGTAACAGCGCCGGGAAAGCCCGTAGTGACTGACCACGCCCCAAGCCGCCAGTTCGCTGTGGCGGTCGTAGCAGAAGCGTCGGGGCCGTCTATGGCGGCGGTAACGTGAGTAGTGTCGGTGAAAGCCGTGATCGTCAAGAATGTCCAATCAGAAGCGGCGTCTTGCCAACGGATGAGACGCCCAACATCGGTCGATTTGAACCCGTCGCCCGCGTTGATACCCACGATGGCCGACGCCGTCACAGTAACGGAACCCGTGGTCCCTGAAAGACCCAACGTGGTTGTGCTAACATTAGTACGCAAGAACGGTCCATCGGAAAACGTGATATCGGTTATCGTCCAGACCGTGTCCGCCGAACGGGAAATCTTGCGCGGCTTATAACGAGGATGCACCACATAAAGGACATCGGCGCTCTGCGCGAATTTCAACTGGAACAGATCAGCCGTAGCGTATGTGGTGGCTAACTCAACGGTCTGTTCTGAAGTCCCGGCGGACGTATAAGAGGTAAAAGCGGAACCGTCGATATTGACACCGTCGATGTTCTGGAGTTCGTAGGTATTTGTGGTCTTATTACTGACGAGGTAATACTTATTGTTTAACTCCGTCATGCCAACGACCGCAGTTATAAAAATCTCTGCGCCGTCCAGATAACCGTGTGCGGTATCCGTCACGACAACGGGGTTCGCCGCTGTCGCGCCCGAGATGGTAGAGGTGGCCGAACGGATGGGGCCGTTGTCCTTGTAGAAACGGCAATAGAGGTTTCCGAACTCGATGATGTATGCTTGGGTGGTAGAGAACTCGAAACGAATGACCCTGGTGGACAGGGAACTCGTCTTCACCTCTTTAACGAAAACTGTACCGGGACGCCGTTCGACCGGCCCCTGGACAAGCGGTATGAAGTTTAAACAGGTCTTCAGTCCGGTCTTGTAGCGGTCAATATCGGGGCGACCATACAAGAGCGGCGAAATTTCCCCGCCGTTGAAATTATTCTGGATTGACGAAACTTTTGCCACTTAAAGCCTCGCATTTACCCAAGCGTCCACGGGGGGTCTCTGTGGCGGGCGCTCGAACGCATTGACCCGCCGCGCCTCCTTCTGAACCTCCTTGTAATGGACTCGAGCGTCGTCCTTTTTCCTGTTTGACTGTGTCACCTTCTCCGATACGTCCATGGCAATACGGGCGATCAGGAGTTCCACGAACAGCGCGTCAAACGTATTCTCATCGGTAACACGCTTAACATAATTCAGGTTAATGGGGGTGCTGTGGTCGGTGTGGATAAACCTCCCGAACACCTCAAAATCGTCCTGCGTATCCGTACCGCCCACCCCGTTCGTCGGGAGTATTCTCAGACTATCTGAGGGGAGAGCATAACGCCTTGCCGCCCCGAACACCGGGTTTGTACTATCCGCCGCAACCTTGACCCGCTCACGCGCAAACGCCCACGGATGGGCGCGGAGTTCACTGTCGCGGGCCTGTGCGTAGACACGATTACACGCTCGGCCCGCCGTGGTGTCTTCGGACAGGGCGGATATAGTCTTCGAGCCGACCCGTTGTAGGGCGAGGTTGCAGATGCTCACCGCGTCGGTCATTTATTGCTCCTAAGAAGAAATGAGGGTGGCCTAAGCCACCCTCAGATCAATCAATCGAGAACCCAGTACATCGTGAGTTCGATTGTGCCAGAACCAGTGGCACCAGCAATAACCACGGTAATGGGGACGCCGTCTCCATCGGCATCAACAACCGTATTTTTGCCTAAAGCAGAGGTCGCCGCAACATCGACAGTGGTGATCGAGGTTGAAGCTGCCGCCGCCTTCCACTCATCAACATCAAGAGCTACGGTTACACTAGCACTAGTCTTATAGGCTGCGTGCCCAACCGACAGGGTCGTGCTACCCCCGAGAGCATCATGCACAAGCTCCCCCGAAAGAACGCGAGCGTTATTCGGAAGATTGAACATTTCAACTACAGAAGCCGCCGCTAAAGACGAGGCTTCATAAAGAGCATACGAAACACGAACCCGTCCAGCGTTCTCACTGGTCTTGATCTTCTCCGTTGGAGTGTTTTGGTCCCACTTGGTCTTCTGGACGCTATAAAATGTAGCCATTTTTAAGCCTCCGAACAAGTAATTGCGACGACTTTTTTCTCTTCAACACGGGTAGCGCCAAAGGTTCCCTTGACGTAGACCTGGGTTGAGTAAGACTTGTCGGCGCGATCTGAAATCCGAACACTGATATCGTTCCAGATTCCAAGGTGAAGGCCAGATTTCGCCCAAGCGATGACGGTGCGATCTGTACCAGAAATAGCAAGACGCTGGCTGTCGATGAAATTAAAACCCATGAAGGCTTTAATACGTCCATCAACCAAGACGGGCTTGTTGGTGAAATCGAGGCTAATCGCCTGGGTCTCGCCAAGTAGATCGTCATGCTGTTGTGCGCCAATGGCACAAAACAGAGGCTCATTGTCCACATCGACTTCAGCCGCGATAAGCAACTGCATGGCTTCACGCAGTTTAGCGACCGTTAGACCACCAGATGTCGTACTGGCAGTTTGAGCAGCCGGAAAAGATGTTGAGGTAGTACCATCTTCACCTGTTTTACTGACTCCTGTCGCCGCCGCAACGATCAGATCGTCCATCGCCCTGCCCAAAGCCATCGCCCCATTAATAGCATAGGGAGAAGTGGGATCAGCGATTATGCGTAACTTGTCTTGATCGTCAATCAGGTCTGCCCATTCGTAATCCGTGGGGTAGACCCAGCGTTTATCTTGGGGTGTTTCGATGAGCGGAGTATCGGCATGGCGTGTGGTTTTGGCTTGCGCCGTCACCGCGCCCAATTGGTTGACAGCCGCACCACTTTTACCGTGGTAGCTCTCTTCCATAACCGCTACACGAAACTTAGACCCCCGCTGTTGGAGCAGATGCTCAACAGTCGATTTATAGTCAATAACTGACCAGTCTAGGATTTCGTTTGACATGGGAAATGCCTTCCTTCTGTCGTTAAAACAAAAGCTGAAGGCTTATCCGCTGATGCGGGGCCAGTACTAGGGCTTTTTTATCGGCCCGCCAGGGTTATCGACGTTGCCTGTTCCACACCACATGGTGCGCTCTTATCGTATTACTGACACAGATGCCGGAAGATTGCAACAGGGCTGGTCTTGCCCCCTATTCCTGCGTCTTTCGGCGTTGTCTACGGTTCTGTCGGGGGAATTCCATCACCTTCAATCCCTCTTCGATATACTGAAAGTATTCCTCCGCCAATCTGAGTGTCTCCTCTGGCGATAACCCGTGGGTCATCGCCAGTTTCAATGCCTCCAACCGGGCCTGTTTCATCAGATGATGCCCGTTACCAGACGGGCAAGCGCGGCTTTTTTCTCAACCGCCGCCTTGTGACCGGGGTGTTGTCTATCCATCCAGGCGTCTTGGAACTCCTTGTTCATGGTCAGGTCAGCCAGTTCCTGCTTGGCTTGCGCGGGCGTCCGGTGACCGGGGATAATTTTTTCACCCTCGTCATAACTGTGGTCGCCAATCTTGGTGTTCAGACCATCCACGAACTTCATC